AATATGCCCAGAATGTATAGGGTCAAAGCCCCCTGTAACTAAGACTATTTTCATAGTCTTATATATATGGGTACTTTATAGAAAGATTTAAAGAGTGGCGTCTTCGAGTCCGGCGGTTCTGAGCTTAACTATGTTGCTCAGTTGCCATTGTTTGATATCTAATGCTTTGATAATTCCTAGCCACTTATTTCTAAGTAAGGCAAAGTCATTGATAATTTTTTCAAAATCTACAACATCAGCCTCGCCCTCTACAAACTTTTCACAGTCCCTAGAAGAGAGGCTACGTTGATAGTTTTCAAGATATTTGCGAAAATGTTGACTACGAAGTCTACGAAGCTCGATATTTAGATATTCTAAAATCGCTTCAATTTCCTGAAGTTGATTAAATCGATTTTCTACAATGCCGGGCATTGCGGCTGATGCCTTTTCAATGTTTCCCGCTATGCGAGCATCTTGTTTAGCCGCTAGTAATTCGGCCTCATAATATGCCACAGCATCTGGTATGTTTGAAATATCCTTAGAAACTCGATCATACCAATTCATTTATTCCTCATCTTCGTAATAATCCTCATCGTCCTCGATTTCTTCACCGTCGATAACATATTCGATAGCGTCATCAAGATAAGGATCGATTCCTTGTAGACTTTCTAACACCGTTTCTTTAATTCCGTGATCGACTAATGTATTAACAAAATCAAATGCTACATCAGTTCGATGTTTTTCTGGAATATGTTCAACTACCAGTGTCCAAATATCTGCAATTAAATCATCTTTCATTCTGCGGTCTCCGTTTCAGGTTCAACTTTATTAGTTATCTCGGAAACGGAATTTTCACCGTGTTTTGAAATGTCAGACATAATAGCATCTAATCCGCCGTTTTCATTTCTTTCCCACGCCTTGCGAAACTGTTTGATAATTTCGCCATCTTTAGTTGTATACACAAGACTATTACCTTCTTTCTTGAGCATACCTTTCGCTTCTGCTAAATCTACTAAGCCACTGTAAGGATTCATTCCTGTTTCGTAGGGAATTTTAACCTGCACTGATTCAAATGGTTTAGCATAACGAGTTTTCATAATTTTACAGGCGGCACGGATACCCCGGACTTCTGTAATCTTATTACCGTCGTCATCTTCTTTTAACTTCAATTTTTTCATAGCAACAACGATGCTTGACGCATAGATAAAACCTTGCCCGCCTGAAATTTTATCATCAGGATCAAACATATCTTGACTGGCATAGGTATGGTTAGTTGCTACCAGACCAATATTCAAGCTACCGAACATATTAACACAGTTGCGAACCAGTGCTGTTAATGCCTTAGGTTTACGGCCCATATCGCCCTTTAAGTCTCCTGCTTCGAATTGATTTACATCTGTGGGAGTCAATAACATACCTAGCGAATCTAATACAAACAATACCTTAGGACGACCGTCTTCAGGCATTTGTTTATATTCTGCTACGAATTCTGTGATGGTCTTTGCTACATCGTCGATCATAGCCATATTAAGCTTTAATAACTTATCTTCGGCTGTGTCTACACCCAATGCTTTGAGCCAATCTTCGTCAAGAGCATTTTCTGTATCAATAAGAATTGGATAGATACCTTGTGCTTGTGCTGCTTTGATAAGGTTACCAGAACAAATATATGACTTGCCTGCGCCAGATTCACCTGCAAACACAGTGACCTTGCCCAGGGGAACACCTTTGTGAAAGTCACCGCTGATTAGATAATTTAAAGCATAATTGCCTGTTGAAACCCAATCAGTAGGATCATTGAAACCGATACTAAGACCTTCAATACTTTTAGTAATTGATTTTCTAAATTTACTAATATCAAATGCTTTTGCCATTATTGATCTAACTCCATAGTGTTATATTCTTTAATTAGCTGTATTAATTCTTCTTCGGTATTACAAAGAGTTTTTGTGTTTGTCCAATCTTCTTTTTTGTTACGGCCGCCGATTTCTACCATCCATCCGTTGTCATAACGATTGATTGAGATTGACTCATTTACTTTTGTTAGTTTAGATAATTTTGCCATTTTTATTTTCCTGAAGTAAAGAACCCGGACGATGAGACTAGGTCTCAGAGGTCCGGGCCGTGTTAATTATTATTGTTTACGATTACGAATCATAGCAAGAATGTCTTGCGCACGACTCGTATTATCGCTACTAGGAGCAGACGCAGCCGGGGCAGTTTTTGCTACAGGAGCAGGCTCGTCGTCAACTTCAACATCATCAGCAACTTGGGTTCTAGCAACAGACTTATTTGGATCACCTGTGGCTGCACTCATACCTGCTGGTTTGAAGTATTGGCCCCAACGATCCATATCATAGGCTTCACCATCTACCGAAGCTTCAAACATTTCTTTCATTACCTTGAGCTCAACATCGGTCGGCTTCTTAGGTAAGAAGTCTGAGAGGTTAAACAATCCGTGACTTTCAATCGCTGCCTTTTCTTGATCAGTAAGTGATCTCTCACGACGGCTCCACTTTGATGTAGAATAATCAGCGAAACCGCCTTTAGATGTTTTAGCGATACGGAAGTCAACACCGCGGAGATAGTCAGTTGGCAACTCTTCCAACTCAGGATCCATTAGTGCTGAACGGATGATTTGATAAATCTGGGGACCAATGATAAATCTACGGATAGGATTATCTGGCGTAGTATCTTCTTTAAGAGGATCTTCGACAACGAAACCTTGAAAGATGTAAGAACGTTTCTTCCAATACTTACGGCCCATTTCTTCAAGAGCTTTATCCTTGAACCATCCACGTACTTCTGACAGGATTGGACAGACCGAACCGTCGTTGTACATTTCTACGCAAGGTACTTGTACTTGAACCTGACGACTATCTGTCTCGCCTTTGATACCAGCGAATGGTAGTTTGATCATCGCACGTTCTACCCAGAAGAACGTGTTGTTGGTATTACCGTCAGGTAAGAAACGCACTACGGCTTCCTTGCCTTCTTGCATGTTCCAATGTGGGTAAATTGCGTTGTCACCACCGCCGGTGGAGTTTCCTGTTGACTTGTTTTGTGCTTCTTGAAGTTTCGCACGAATTTCTGCTAGTGTTGCCATTTTATAGCCTCCTTATGCCTTAATGTAAATGACTTTTATATGCCTTTCGCATAACAACTATTATGCGCTTTTTATTTAGCATTTGCAATAGATAATCTATCAAAACTGACTACTTAATTTACCAAAAGAAAAATCCACGTTTAACCGTGGATTTCTCTACACTTCATTACTGCCAATTGCCTAGCTAAAAACAATCTCCATTTTATGTATTCTGGTAGATCGTCATCCTCTTCATGCTCTTCTAACCTCGGTCTACTATAACTTCTGTGTATTGAATCATCAAATTCAACTTCAAATTCATAGTCGTCATACGTTAGGAGAACACTTCTTGTAGGATTACTTCTTAGCAGGCTCTGCTTTTTTGTCGCTTTTTGCAGGCTCAGCTTTCTTTTCAGCGGGTTTAGCTGCTGATGCTGCAGGTGCGGCTGCTGCTGGTTTGGCTTCTACTTTCTTTTCTTCTTTCTTAGCAGGTGCCTGGGCAAATGCTGTTACTGCAAACAACGATGCGATTAGAGTTGCTACTAATTTCATAGTAATTTCCTTTTTAGTTAACACAGACGGTTATCGTCTATGTAATATATTAACGCCTTAGATCAAGATTTAGTTGACAAAAGAAAGGGCACCTAAGTGCCCAATCTAACTGCTACGAACAATTTTTTATAAGCCTGCTAGTTCTCTAACTCTTGCTAGTTCTGCCAATTCTGGATTTTGTTCTGTTGACTGTTGTGGTGCCATTCTTTCTACAAATTTGCGAGCCACTGATTCTGCCTGTTCACCAAATTTTTTGCCTACCATTGTGCAGACGCCTTCTGGACCTTTGGGAAATGTGCCTGACTCTTGGTCGTAGAACGATGTTATAAATTCTGCTAATTCCTGGACGTTTAATTTCTGTGGTTCTTGTTCTTGATCCATATCTGCCATCTGCGGTTCTTCTTCCGGAGCAGTTTGGTCACCTCCTTGGTCTGCAGCCGGCTCTTCGACAAAATCGCCAAAATCTAATTGATCTACAACTTCAGGTGCATTTTGTTCTAACCAATCTTTAACTAATCCTCTTACACAGCTATCTGGATCTTCTTTGGCCTGGTCTTTGATCTGTTTGAATAATTCGGGATCTTCGATGATGCCTTTCAAACTTTCTATAGCATTGCTGCCATCTACGCCTGCAGGAAAATGTTCTCCTACAAGTTCTTGTAACTGTTGTACAGCAGCCTTCTGTTCTTCTTCGTCTTGGCTCGTTATAGCTGATTCTTCGCCTAATGCAAATACCCATTTTTCAAAATTCTCAAAAGGGTCTTGAGTATTCTCTGAAGTTTCTTGATCTATGTCTGCTTGTGTTGTCATTTCGACTATGTCGTCATAGCCTATTTCGTTTTCTTTCATTAATTTGTATAGAACAGGAAATACACTTTTGATATCTTCTTTGAAGTTTCTAACTGTAAATTGATCAGTAAATTGTTCTACAACTTCTTCTGGTACGTCTAATCTTTCTTGTGCCTGGAAGTTTTCTCTATAAGCTTCATAATGGCTCTGTTTAGATAATGCCTTGATTTGCTCTCTTAATCCGTTTAGATATTCGGTACTACGTTCAACAATGCTGTTATTCATTGAATTCATTAGATCATTACGAACAACATAATTGCCAAAGCTCTTTAATTGAGCGATTTCTTCACTCATTCCAATGATGCTTTTACCTACGTCGTCGTACGGTACGCCACCATTGGCCACATGACGCTGCATAGCACGGGCACCTGCTAGATGGATGAAAGGATATTTGAATCTTTCACCTTCTTGATTTTCTACAAACAATGCAGATATATGTCGTGTTCTTGCGCCCGGTTGTGTATCGTCCATAACTGCTTGATTGTGTTTGATTATCAATCTAGTATCTTCTAATTTCTGATAGCTCACAGTTTTAGATCCGTACAAAGAGCTTTCGCTGACAACATTTGTCATAATATTTTCTCCAACTGGTTGTTGTATTATTTGATTTGGTTCGGATGGCTTGGGTTTGTTGTACTGAGATAAAAATTCATAATCTCTTTTATCTAAGTTATCTTTTGCAATATCTCTAGTGTCAAACGCCATCAATCTTCTCTTAGCGAAATTTCTAAGTTCTTTTAAAAAACCATACCAATTAGTTTTTTGTGTGCTATCCATCGATTCCGTAATTCCGGAACTAAAATAGACTTTCATAGAATTAGGTTCGGCTAAACTAATACTGACATGACCGATAGGACGTTCACCTTCCATGTAATCAAAATCGAAGAATCTTGCATCTTCAGGATTTATAGTGATTTGACCCATTTCGTCGCCTAGCTTTAGACCTTGAAATCTACTACGGATTTTGAAAAATAAATCGGTGGCGATATTGTTAGTTGCATTCATAATAGTATTTATCAAAACCCGGTACTGACAAAGATAGGCATCGGTAACGATTCTTCTGAGATTTTTTCCGTCATTTTTTCGTAGATATTGGGATCCCAATCACTTAGTACATTAGCCATTCTAATAATCAACAAGATACCTGATACTAGATCGTCGTGCTCGCCAGTTTTAGCACCGAAACCTATGCCGTGTGCGACATAAGTTTTTAATTCTGATATTAGAGGTTTTGAATATATCTGCATTTTTCCCGTTTCTATCAGATTTTTAAATTGACTGCAAGCTGAAATTTTAGTTCTGTGCGTAGTATTAAACCCTTTACGAAATTTACGAACGTGCCCTTTACGTATTGGTTCTGATAGGAATAAACCCGGAAAGTTTTCCTCTCCGATATCTCTGATAACAATTAATGCCGCTTCACCCAAAGTGTTATTTTCAACGCTGTAGTATATTTGAGCAGCGCCACCTTTTTCTTGAGATCTAGATTCTATATACTTGCAGATTTCTCTAAGGTGTTTTACTTGAACTTGCACAGGAGTTAAATTATGTCGCCATTCAGCTACCTGTGTCATAGAAGGCATTTCAAATACTTGAATAGCTGCATAATCTCCTCCAGTGCCCAGACTTGGATCTAATGCTACCAGATAGGTTGCTCGAGGATCTATATCTTTATACCAGCGTGTTTGTCCCATCGACATTGAAGGTTCTTTACCTTGTAATTCTGCTAACTTTATTGCGTTAATTAACGTTTCATCGAAGATCAAGAATTCGCAATCAAACTCTCTGCGAAAACGTTCCTCTCCAATTTTAGCTCGTTCAGTTTTTGCCCATTCTTCGTCACGATCCGGATGTTCGTTCCAATGAGCGAAATATGAAAAGAAACCATTTACACCAACTGTTTGTTCATTACCGTATTCGTCAAACTTTTTATTAGCTTCTGTCCAGATCATAGCAAACTGGTCTTCATCTGAATTCGGCGTAGAGGTAATGATAGCACGACCACCTGTGGACAGTGTTGGGGATAATGCAGTCCAGAACTCTTTGGCCTTTTCAGGCGGTTGTACAAACGCAAACTCGTCACAGTAAATCAAAGAAAGAGACTTACCGCGACCAGTATTTTCTGTCGTTGTAGTCGCTTGTATTCGAGCACCGTTATCAAACTCGATAGTATTTCTATTATAACTTATAACACCTGCTCGAATAAAGTCAGGTAAGTTTTCATAACCATAACGGTAACGATTCATGATATCCTGTGCACCTTCATACTTATGTGCAGCGATCAATACCTGTGCTTCTGGAACGAATTGGGTGAACCATAAAAGATATCCGCAGGCACAGGTAGTTTTACCCATCTGTCTTGGCAACATTGCTATCACATCTTTGTGATTATGATATGCTTCTATCAATCGAACTTGATATTCATAAGGTTCGAATGATATTGCTCCCCTAACAGGATGTTGAATTTTTAAAAAATTCCGCATGAAATACAACGGCCCGTCGACCGGGTCCATACACTTTTCTAAGTGTTCAACTTCTTCTAATGTATATTTCTGCGTCTTATGAGCTTTTTTAATTAAGACGCCGTCTAGTGATTTTCCCATAACTTTATTTACTGAAAAAAATAGGGCCTTTCGGCCCTATTTGACACGTTTAAAAATTAAGCAAACGTAAGTCCAGTTAATGTAACATTGGTAATAGTAATATCGCCAGTATCTGATCCGTTTACGGCTACATCAATTTTTTCTTCCAAATTGTCATAGGTATTATCTGCAGAAGATAATGATCCATACCCATCACCGGAGTCGCTGTTGATCTTGCTAATCAATGCAACAAAGCCGTTAGCCGTGTTTTGAGGAATACCTACGTAGTATATTTCTGCTCTTTCTTGAATAGCATTAATAGCTTTATAAAAATTGCTGTTAGATGCTGTATAGGATGTGGCAAAATTAATTGTAGCAGAAACAACTTTAATAGCCTGTAATTCTCTGCTGCCAAATCTAGTAAATGGACCGGCTCCTGATGTGCCATCTCCTAAAATTTTACGTGCATTTGTTGTTATGCTAGTTCCGTTAGCTACGTCGTAAGCAAATAGATCTGCCATTATTTCACTCCTTTAGCTTCTGCTAATTTTTTCTGTAATTCAGACTTAATCCAAGTACGCAATTCTTCACCTTCCATCGCCATTGGATTATCACCTTGTTTATAACTATGTTTGTGCATAGTTTGTTGACGACCTAAACCGCCAGACAGCTTGTTAAGCATATAGTCTGTATCTTTGTATTCTGGTTCTGTGTCGTCGTCGGCACCGTTGGCAAATCCTTCTTCTTTGTCTTTTTTCTCGCTGCCTTCATCATCTCCGATTTTAATAATATCCATTTTATTCATTGGTTTATTATCTGCATCATTGTCGCTTGGGCCGCCAAAGTTATCTGCATCGGGTTCTGGGTGATCACCTTCTTTATCTAAATCAGGTAGCATTTTTAATGGGGGCAATTCTGGTTTCATGGCAGGCATACTAGAAGCCATTCCCAGAGGAGGCATAGACGGTAACGAAGGCTTATCCATATCCGGGTTAACTTTTGTTATAAGTTTTAATAAATCTTCAATGCTGTCCATTCCTTGAGCATTCATATTAACACTCATAGAAGGTGGCGTAGTATCTGGCTTTGGACTCATCGGTGACATAGGAGCCATATCGCCGCAGGCTTCTATAGTCCCGTCTTCTTTGACTTTGTATTTTTTCCCGTCAACTTCAAATTCATCCTGGCCTGCATCTTTTGCGGCTTTTAATGCACCACTGAATTCGTTACCTTCATTTGGTTCTTCGATAACCGATGCTTCTGGCATAGGTTGATCTAACTCTTGCATTCTTGCTAATAAACTATGAAAATCCATTATTTACTCCCCATGGCGCTTTTTAGGCCGGCCTTATCTTCTTTAGCCTTGGGCAGTTTAAATTCTTGCGGCCCTGTACTGTCTTTTTTGCGTTGCTTTGAAGACTTTTCTAAATCTTTTAAAAAGCCTTTGTTAAAATCGTCACCAAAATAATCTTTGTGTTTAGCGTTTGGTGCTTCCTTGTATTGACTGTCAGTTAACAATCCATCAGGATTGATAATTTCTTTATTCAATGCTTGTTCGATTTCGCTAGGTTCTCCGCTACCTCTGACTCTAAAACAGTCTTCGTCTAATCCTAACATTTTAATGTCGTTTGTTATCTCAGGTGCTGTAATAGGATACTCGCAGATTACCTCAAAAATATGCACTTCGGCGTTTTTCTTTGTTGGAAAATCTAAGGGCAAAGCCTGGATAGGTGTGGTATTTAATTTTTCTAGTTTAATTACCTTGCATCTTTCAAGACTGTTTTTTAAACTATCTTGAAAAGATTCAGGTAATTCGCCCGCAACTTTGATTTTAAAGTTGTAAACTTTTTTGCTTTCTGACAGATATTCTTTGAAAGTTTTCATCATAGTATTATTTATGCTTTTCCGCCTAATTTTTTGAGCAGCTCGTTACGATCAGTGATAACATAGCCCTGACCGTTGATAATATCATTGGGGTCTTCTGTTGCATCTTTGTCTATTTTATATTTTTTAAGCTGAAGATCGATAGCCTTTAGCTTTTTATCTATTTTCGCACTTTTGGCATCTATGGCGTTTTTCATCATAGTACCTGCTACTTCAAAAATCCTACTAGCATATCTGACTTCGACATTCATACCTAGGTCCATTAAATCGTCATAGGCGTTTTCGGCTTTTTTAGCTAGCTCGTCTAAATCATTTTCTTCTAGAGATTCTAAGTCTTTAATCTGCGGCAGATCTTTTGTAATAGCAGCTACCGCTTGATAACTTTTATCAAGATTAGTTACTTCTTCGTGATTAACTTTCTTTTCATCTGCTTTTTTAGAAGTTTCTTTTTTGGATTCTTCTAAATTAAACAATTCTTCAAGTTTTTTGGTCATAGTGTACTTATCTTCGTTTTTTGCCTTGATGGAAAATGTCGCCCTCGTTTATCACTCTAAATTTAATATTCTGTTGCTTGCACCAAGCTGTAGCAGCTTCCCATTTGGCTAGATTTTTTACATATTGTTCTTGATTGTATCTACTTTTTCCTACGTGTTCTCTCAAAGTATGATTACTTGGTTTTACTTCTACAACTTCTGCGTGTTTTCCGCCATTTTTATCTACATACACGATAAAAAAGTCAGGAACATAGATCGTGTGCTTACCTGTAAAAGGATCTCGGTAGGGTATTTGTATACTTTCGCTGGCCCATTTTTCAACACCTGTGTGTTCATCAAGCATTCTCATAAAAACGAATTCCCAGCTGCTTCTTGCCAATGGTGTTCTTTTCCCTACATACTTCTCGGGATTTTTCATTTCGAAACGGCTTTGTGCAAACTTTGGCATTAGGCTGAAATATTTCTTACCTGAGATTCTTTAACTACCTGAGAAGTTTTAAAACCCAGCGTTGATGTTACGGTTCTGTTATTATTCAAGATCTCACCTACTAAGATATTGATCTGTGTTCCGGTTAATGTTTTCATTTGGTCCAATAATTTAAATATTGGTATGCCGTCTAATTTTGCCTGCTTTAATAATACTGCTGCAGAAACTGTTCCTGCATCTTTATCAAATCCTCTAGACTCAAAGAAACCAATAGCTGCGTCTACTTCTGCGGCTAAAAATTCCAAAGGCTGTTGACCGTAAGTATCGAAAAATAATTTAGTTGCTTCGGCACTGTCCGAAACATCAGGAATTGGTAGATTGGTTTTTATTGTTTTTTCTGTCATATAGTTGGCGGTGGGCTAGTTAGACTTTTTTGTGAGGCTTCTGTGCTAGAATTGCTAGTTTGATTTTTAGGAAATACCGCACCAATCACACCTCCTATGGTACTTAGTCCCTGCGGAGAACTGAGAATATTGATCGCTTCTTGTTTCAACCCTTCTTTGCTTAATTGTCCGATATTTTTAGCGGTATTGATTCCTGCAATCGCAGTACCTAAAAATCCTCCAAAGCTGCCAAATGCTTTGCCGCTGCCGATAGATCCAAATACCGATTCTAATCCGGCTAACACACCGCCTGGGCCGGTAAGCGATGCTGTGCCGCCACCGGCAATGGTTAAAGGAGAAGGTAGTTTATCATAATGCAATGTTGCAAATCCTTTGGGACTTCCTTCGCTAACGTTTCCGTGAGTGTAATAAACCGCTTCGTATTCTAAACTCATCGTACTGTCTAATGTTTCGTTGGCTGCATAATCTACATTGCCGTGACTCCAACTTTTTATTCTAGGATTTACTAATGTGTAACCGTTAAATCTACTTCTACTCATTGTATAGATGCTGATAGATTTAAAAATATCGCTGGTCTTATTAGCATCTAAACCGTATCTAAAATTGTCTAAAGATTCTGCACCAGAGGGTCTGTAGTGTAATGACGAATATGCTGATTGCGGATTATGTCTATCTTGTATGTATGTTCCGTAGTAGATAGCCCACAGAGCATTTACTATTCCCTGCGTATCGTCGTGGAATGTGATATTAACAGGATCGTAATTTATTTGTTTATATAATAATTTTTTTCTGTTATATTGATTTTTTGTTTCTGTATCAAAATTAAATTTAGGAAGATCAGCACTTTTAACCAAAACACCTAACTCTTCGGTGTGTCTGTTTGTAAATGCAGGTGCCTGAAAACTTGTTTTATCTATTTCAAATTGAACATAAAATAGAAATTTTGTTCGAGGACTAAGTCTAAAAGTATCATCGATAAAAACACGAGTAGCGTGTTGCCAGTTAGCCATTATGCCTTTAGGAGCAAGTAGACCGTTGACAAAATTGCCAGCAAGATTATTTGGACCGTCGCCTGTGAGATATCTGATAAATTTATTTGCCATAATAATATTTATATCATAAAAAAAGCCCGGATATACCGGGCTTTTGTTGTTTTCGATATTTTATAAAGTGAATATCTGTGAACCGCCTGTTGCTGCTGCGGTAGCTGTTTGTCTTGCTACCGCTGTGCCTACTCCTGTGCCTCTTGGTGTTTGGATTAGGTTATCAAAGCGGATAGTTAATGCGATTTGTGCAGCTTCGTTAGTACCGTAATTTAGATCACCGTAGTCTGCATTCTGCAAGAAACAGCCATACATTTCAAATGTTTCTAAAATAACAGGTTCGTTAGCTCCGTTACCACCATCTAAAATTTCAACTTTAGTTGTAAATTTATAGTCAATACCAGAACGTGCCGAAGATTGCTCAAAGAAATCAAATTGTTTCTGGATCTGTTGTCCGACTAATTTAATAACATTGTTGCTTGCATCATCTCTAACGTTGATAGTTACAGGTTCTAAAGTATATTTCCCTGCCATATAAACTTTTGAGTTATATACAGGCAGTTCAATTTCTTCAAATCCTACTTTAGGACGACTTACGTCTACTACTTGCTTAGTTAATTCAGTGCTGGCTGTTGTGCCAAAGCCTAGAAATAGCACTCTAAAGCGATATTTCAGCTTAGGCATTAACAGACCCTGGTTACTACCAGGACCTGCGGTCTGAATTGACATATTGTTTAATGTTGTGATTGCCATATTCTATGCTCCGATATTGTATTTACCTATTAAATCTCACCAGTATTCTTGATACGCAGTGGGATGTAGATGAATTCAACAGCCTTAACTGGTTCGATAGCAATGTCTACCCATAGCTCATTACGATCAATTCTAGAATCGGTATTGTTAGACTCATCACAAACAACAGCAAAGTCGTATAATGCTCTCAAACTTACTAATTCAAGCAATAAGCTCTCACAGGCTTGTTTGATTTCATCTCTAGTGATTTTGTCGTTTGGTTCAAAAATGTATGGTCGGGCCAACTTGTTAAGTTGGCTACGTAGATAAACTACTAGACGTGCTACGTTGATTCTGTCTAATGCAGAAGCATTTCTTGCACGAGTTTTTTGACCATATGCAACGTGACCTACGCCTACAAAGAAAGGAATTGGATTTACCTTCAAATCATATAATGTATCTCGCTGTCCTTCGTTGAGAGCCACTGTTTGGAATTCTCCTGTGGCTGCATCGATGTAACCTACGCTGGTCGCATTAGTGATTCCGCCTCTTCTTGTACCTGCTGGTGCAAACCAAGGATAGCTAACTGCATCGCTTAAAGCAATAGTTCTTAGCATCATATGGCTAGCTGGTACAACAGCGTTTGCGCCGCTGAGGTCTGTGGTGAATCCGTTTGGATAGTATACTGCGCAATACTCGTCGTATGTAACAATACCTTCATCACCGTTATCAGTTACCAGTGCTGCATTGGTGCCCCAGTTAGTTAACGTGGTTGCATCAGATGCTAATCTTAAAGGAGTATCACCTACTACAAATGCGGTGATTCCTCTATCAATATTTAAATTAACTAGATTGCTTAGAACCTCTGGGTATCCCGGAGCAGCGATCAAGTTAAAGTTTCTGCGCTCTTCGTCACGGATTTCTGCGCTGGCGTCAATCACGCTCTTCAGGGCAGATACAACTACTTTACGCTGTGCTTTTCTGCCAAAAGATCCCGAACCGTCTTCATTATTAGCCGAAGCAGTAACCCAACGATCGGTCGCGTATGCTGACATAGATTCGTCGTTAAACCTTCCGTTATCTAAAGCGGTGTCAATATAACTATTCTCGTAGCGTTTGACATTGCCGCCGCTTCTGCGTGTGTTATATAACATCATACCACGTGGGTATAAATCTGGATCGGGTGCGTCTGGATCTAGATAATTGTTTGTCAGTAATGCTTTGATAGTTGCAGCGGTATTTCCCGTTGCACCACTGGTGCCGTATCTAGCATCTGAGAAAAGTACACCTTCTTCTGTCTGTTGATCTGTTTTATCTACAAGCTTCCACTCTAGATCGGCCACCGCATCCCAACGATAGATAGTTGGGAAGTTTTCTAAATCAGCAGTGCTGATCCAAAGATCTCCGTCTACCAAAGGAGTACCATCACTCTGTGTAGTCGGTTCAGTGGCGCCTACCTGAGGTCCGTTTGGATCTGAATTAGGATATGCTGATGCATCTCTATATCCAACCCAAGTAGTGCCGTTGTGATATAACATATCTACATCGCCAAAGTCTGGATTATACCATAGTCTACCATCTTCTGGCTCATCTAATGGTGCATCTCCGCTGGCTGCAAAATCTTCTACTGCTAACGGCTCCCAATTAGAAGCTACGTATTCTTCAACGGCATCATCTGGTAATGCATAGAAATTTGCTGTGCCTGCACCAGTGTCTAGATTATAATCAGCAAACAACAATGCGATAGGAGTTCCGCTGCCATCGATAAATCTAATTTCGCCGCCTTTCTTGTGAACTATTTTTAGTTCGTTATCAGCTGTAACGCTGGCTTCGATTAGATTTGTAATTTGATCACCGTTAGAATCTACCCCAAAATCTGCACCATTGATTGCAGTAGCGATTAATTCTACATCTGTAGAATCTGCAGTAGCAGTAAACGATACTGATACAGAATCTAATGTAAGGCTTCCCGTACGAGACTGTTTCATTGTGAAACCTTTTGATCCAGCACCAAATGTTGAACTGGTAATTGCTTCTGAAACAATTTCTGTATTGCCCGTAGCCTTTCTATGGAATACTCTAAATTTTGCCACTGCTGGCGTAGCTGCTGTTGAAGTTTCATCGCAGTTGAATTGTACATAGACATCGTCCTTGGCGAGATTTACTCCGCCTCCGGATCTATCTAGGTAATAGAGTGCTGCATGACCTGTAGCATACAACGGTGCTGAAATTGCCTGCCAGGTTTTTGTTGCAGAACTCCAACGTTTTACTCTCCAACGTGCTCCGTTAGCTGGTTCGGTAGTCTTCACCCAAACAGAACCACTAGGTCTTGGTTCGTCGCTGGCAGTTTTCCATTGAGGAACAGTGGTGTGTGGGCTGATTTGGAGTCTTGGAGGATAGTATTCTTTGGCGCTATATCCAAGAGCAGTTAATAGTGTTGCACCACCTGTGCCTGCTTGGATTTCAATAACGCCAGTCTGTGTTGAGTCGCCGCCTGTGTCAAAAGTTGCTGATCCGTCTGAATAAATGTAAAGTGCTGATCCAACTCTTTTTGCGCTGATGCCTTGTCCTGATAATGTAGGATCTGCATTAATGGTGTTAGCGGTAGCAGTTAACTTAGCGTTAGTGTTTGCACCAGCACCGATAGCCACTGATGTACCGTTGATAACAAATGTCTGTCCAGTGGTAATTGTAGTGTTTACCGCTGTACCAGATACCGCGGCCCAGCTGGCTTTCCATTCTGGACTACCTAGTAGTACCCAATCGCCGGCTGCAATTAGCGTACCGCCCGAATATGTACCACCTGGTGACTTATACCAAATTCTTGCAGGTTCTTTGTCGCCAAAGCTACCTACAGATTTTGTCGTGTAAGTACCGTCATCGCCGATAGTTTCAAACACCACAGCGTAATCACCTATTGCACCCACAGAAGATTTTGGTCCATTGCTCTCGATTTGGTCAACTTCGTCGTTGGTAAACACCAAAGGCACTTTATTAGTGAACTTTTGACCGCCTGTAACTGTTGCTGCGGCGCCGTTCCATTCTTGAATTCCCCAGGTCGTTGCTTGTGTATCTACCCACCATTTTCCGTCTGCTGGTTCTGCTCCCGGGGCTGTTGATGCACCTTCTAATTCATCGAGGTCAATATTAGCTCTCACGATAAATGCTGAATTAGATGCTCCTAAATAACTGTAAGCAGCAAGTAATCCGTATTCGTTTCTTTCAGATCCGTGGATCGGTGAAGAACTTGCTGTCTTTTCAAAGAAAGGTACACCAAAATTTTCAACTAGATCTCTCTGACTAGTCACTTTAAATGCTTTTCCTGCATTCGCCTGTGTTGTTGCAGCAGCGGTGGCCGTTCCGGCTGCATTTGATTTATTCTCTGCCGTAGCGATTACAATCAACGGAGTTGTACCTGGTTCTGCAGGTGTATAAAAACTTTCGTCAATTACCGTAACTTGTACGCCTGGTGATGTTAGTGCCATTCGAATATCTCCTGGGGTTAATCTTATGTCAAAGTATTTAGCACCTTTTTATAATTTTGGCTGATTTGAGTTAGAATAAAAGGGGTGAAAAAGGTGTAAATATTTTTATGAGACCACTTTGTAAATGCGGACAACGGCCACGAGCTGTAAATTATAAGAAAAATAATAAAGTGTATTATCGTAGCCTGTGCGAAATCTGTCTGGCCAACGGCGTATACCACGGTATTCCAAGATGGTATAGATTGGGATATAGGATAAAAAATCAGTGCGAAAAGTGCGGGTTTAAATCAGCGCACAAAGAAGTATTTAGAGTATTTCATATAGACAGCAATCTTGACAATTGCCGCTATAGTAATTTGAAAACTATTTGTTGTAACTGCGCTCAGATATTAAGCAAAGAAGGGATCACATGGCGACAAGGTGATCTTGTCGCTGATTATTGAAAGTCTTAACTAGGTCTTCCATGTTCATATACAGTTGACTGATTAATCCGTTGTTATCTACAACAGCATCAAAATCAGTACCAACCCAAGCAGTTTCACTGGCGTGTATTTTACGCATTTTAAGTTCTTGAAAAGCCCAGTTATGTCCTTTGTTCGCTTCTACGGCAAGATCGTACCAGTCAGGTAGATCGCCTCGCTGTACCCATATGATTTTTCCGCCAGCATTTTTAATGCTAGAAATTTCGTTAGGAAACCGGCAGTCTGAAATGACTACATGATCTTTACTGTTGCGAAGTTTATTTTCCAGAGAAGCGATCCATATATCGTCGTGGAATGCTTTACGGCAAACTTCCGTGCCCCAGTATTGTAGGACCCAGCGTGGAGTAAGTGTAGGCATATCTAATCGTTCTGCCCACCACGAGTCTACTTGCTCTCGCCACTCTCGGGCTTCCTTTGTACGCCCTTCTAACAGCGTTCGGTCCCATCCAAACACCGCGCTTACAGCATCTTTGAGAGTGCTGGCAAATGACTCGCGCCTAAATTCGTGAAAGTTAACTAGATAGTCAGCGACTGTGTCCTTGCCGCTGCCAATAAATCCGCAAATACCTATGATCATAATGTCCTCCGAGTAAGAACATTATAGCAGATTTATTACGATAAGGTCAACCGATAATAAATGTGTACCCAGATCCGCCCGGAACAAGTTTCATAAGATCATCAACAAGTTTTTCCATTTCTTGTTGAGCTTCAGATATCAGTGCTGTGCCGTTTAATTGGCCTCCACCTTGCGGTCCTGCGATCTGTCCAAATTTACTACGTGCTTGTCCTAGCATCATTTTACAGTTAGACAATGCGTAATCTTTGATCCATTGTCCGGCATAAACATCTTGGATTATCGTAGTATCTGGTTTGGTATTGTATGCCTGTAACATTACACTTTCTTCTGTTCTAGGTCTTTGATGTATAACCAATTTTCTGCTTTCTGGATGCCACGTGAAGTTTATGAAACTACCAAACATTTTTCCTACTAATTCTTGATAACCTGAAAACAATTCATAGGTTAACAAACCACCCATATTTGTTGAGCTCAAAAGATAGGTATTAGCGTAGGCAAGATTAAACGGTTCGAATACTGTACCGCCTGTGCCTCCTCCCGTTCGAGACCCCACACTTCTACGAAAAATCTGTCGAACCTGT